TACTTGCCTTTTGCAACCATTTGACAGTTCTCTGGTGTATGTTTCAGAATCAAACAACGAACAGTCAGTTGTGATAGTTGTTGTTTGTCCATTAGTTTCTTCGTTGATGTAACTTTGTTGACGGCACCAAACAAACCCTCTAACACAAGTTTATGTGTCTGAGCACCATCAAGTGTTCCTGTCAGCCCGATTCTATATTTGCAGTCTGTCAGTTTAGACATAATCTCTGTCAATGATTTTGATTTAAACAGATGTGCCTCATCACCAAACACAACACCGAACTGGTCAAAATAATTTTTCGGCAGTCGATACAAACTTTGCCATGTCGAAATCAAAACTCTTTTGTCAGTAACATTTGAATATCCACTATACAATCTATGACAATACTTTTTTACATTCCAACCATACTCTTTGAAGTCAGAATACATTTGTTCTACAAGTGAAGTTGTCGGCACGATTAAAAGTATTCGATTGTTTGTATCGTCTTTGATTAGATGTGTATAGTATCGAATAAGTGAATAGATGATAAATGATTTACCACTTGCAGTCGGACTTAACAGTAACGCTCGATTAAATTTTAGACTGTGATAAATGGCATCAACTTGATAATCTCTTGCCTCAAACTTCTGGCCGAGGCTGTTAGAAAACTTTTCAACAAGTTCTCTCGTTACTTTATTTTCTACTACAACATCTTTACCAGCGACAACATTATATCCTCTTTCTTCTGCAAATGCCTTGATATAAGGATACAATCCAAAATATATTTCTTTTGTCTTTTGTGAGAATAATCTTATCTTGCCATCCCACATACGATTGCGAAACGCAGGCATGAATTTATATCCAGGTACATAGAATGTGAAAAACTCTGATAGCTCTCGTTGAATACTTGGGTCAGCATCAACAGTCAAATATACCTCGTCTTTCTTCTCTAAGATGAGAGTTTCCATTTACATAATCCAAGTCATAATACTATATCGTTTCCCTTCTGTGACCTCTTTGACTTCATGTGGGAACATAAAATTAGAAGGAAAAACAATTGCAGAACCTTGTATCTTCTCTATATGTTTGTTACCACAGAGAACAAAATCACCACCTTCATAGTCGTCATTTAGAAATAACAAAGAGGTCAGATGTGGATATCCTGACTTTTGTCCATGACTGTGATGTATATTATCAATATGTTTGTTCATGAAACCACCTTGAGTATATCGATTGATTCTGAAGTCAGTATACTCTGTTGATTTTATATTTGTGTAGATATTAGTATAATCATTCACGCAATAATCAAAAGACTTTTTTATATCTTCATAGTATGGTAATGGTTTGCCAATCCAATATTCTTGCATTGACACTTTTGATTTGCCTGTGTTATTATATGCAGTAGAAAATGTTGAGTCTTTCCAGGGTGCTGTTGTTTCGTAATGTTTAATTATCCATTCACAGGTCTTTTTATCCATAACATCTGGATAGAAAAATATATAATCAGAAATTTGCTGATTGATACTCATGATGTTCTCCTACTTGTCCTTTCAATTGTACATTCCATGCAATACTAATGCGTTTATTGTTTGATATATTTTGTGGCACCCAATGATTCAGCCATGATGGAAAAAACACGGCACGATTTGTCTTTGATGCAAATGATAATAAGTTTGAATTGTTGTGTGTTTTTTTAGTCTTTCTAGGCACTATTACATCAGCTGATGGTCTTGGGTCAAAGAATTGTATCCCTGCAGCCTTATCTGAATGAAGATAATAAACACCACTTAGAAAATTATTTGAGTGTGTATGTGGCGGATGTGCTTCTCCCTTTTCTAATACATTTCCCCACATGTCAGTAATTGCAATATCTTCAACATCATAATCTAAAATTTTAATTATCTCTTTACTTCGTTCTAAGACCATATCTGAAAATATTTTAAATTCTTCTTTAGTGTGTAAGTCTGGGTCTGTCTGCCAATTATTGCCAGGTTCTCTTTCTTGCCACAATCTTTGAATATAATTTTTCATTTGAGTTGCAGTTTCTTCAAAAACAAAATTGTCTTGAACAAATATGTTTGTTGCAAATACTTGATGTCGGTCCATTAGATTGCGCCACTCGTAAATTTCTTCCACTCGATTGCATTTTTAATTATGAAGTTTCGAGTGTTAATACTTCTCAAAACTTGTTCGAGATAGTTCACTACTTGTTTGAGATATGCTTCTTTCTGGTCAGCCTTCTGTAGTTCATCATCTGATTCCATATAGATGTGAACATCAGCCTTCAGTATTTTTAAATCGAATGGTTTTTCTTTGTAGACAGACGGGTCTGCTTTACCTGTATAGTATTCCCACTTCTGTCGTTTCAAAACTTTGTGTTCGTACTCTGCCTTCTTTAGAAGTAAAGAAAACTTGTTGAAGTGTTGTAGGTATTTGTTGTGTAGTAGGGGTATTTTGATTGACTCTGTGTCAAGTTCTGTATCATCTAGTGCAAAATCACGGTCAACCGATTGTTGTAGTTCTTCTAGTGTCATATTATATTCATCATGTATTGTTATATTATATTTATACGCCCACAAAAAGTGGGTATTTCAAGTGTTACAGTTGCACTATTTCATAGTACATGTAACTAAAATCTACATTTGCTTGTAGATAATTTACATCACTTGCCTGCACATCATACGATAATGCACCAAGAGATGTTGGAAAAATATTGTGAAATCTTATTTCAACTTTTGCAATATTCTTACTATTCAGTATTGTCAATGTAGCGTCTGAATATGTACCGCCATCTGGTACTACATTGCCCTTTTCTGAGTTTGTAGTTTGACCAGGGAATCTATCTGTGCCTGTATCTCTCAATGTTGAGAATTGATTGTGATTCTGTGGTGCACCAAGACCAACTAACCAATCATGTATTTCTTTGTAATTGTTTAGATTCTCATCTACAAGAAATGATATGCCTAAGTCTTGATAATTCAATTCATCACCTGGGAAAGGTATTGACTTGAGAGGCGTGTCGACAGTTGCCTGCCCTAATGAGATGCCAGGAATGTTTGCAGTCTGGCAAAAGAACTCTACAGTTGGTAGTTTAGAACACTTAAACCTAAACTGAACAGGACTTGCATAGTCCAGTACGGTCGGCTCCCTAGTATTTACATTCGTTGTTGTCATTAGTTATTTACAGGTGCGTTTGCACGCCATTGATAGCACGACCAGTATCTTGCAGTTGTCTTATCTTTTGCAGTATCGCAGTTGTGTCTAGCACGAAATGCCTTTCTTCTCGCTGGGTCATCTCGTTTGATAGACAATCCTGTCGTATCACCAAAAGATACTTTCTTTACTTTATCGCCATCTTTGACATAAACATAAAACTTCTTACTTCCACCTCGTATCGGGTCGTTTAGTTTAACTTTCTTACCTTGATACTCTGCTTCAGTAATTTCTAAGTCTTTATATTTTTGTTCGCAAATGCAGTCTATTGCTTCTACTTGTTTTAATGTTTTCATACTATTATTTATAAGAGTTTTGAAAGTAAAAAAAAGACACCCGAAGGTGCCTTTTTCTTTCTACTATGTAGAATAAAATTACATAATGTTTGTAACTTTAACTCTACGGTAGTATAGGTTTTGACTACCAGCAGCAACAGCACCAGAGTTATCTAGTGAACCGTCACCATCTGAGTGTGCAAATGGGTTTTGAACCATTCCGTAACGAGTCTTGAAACCAATTTTAGGTTGGAATGAATCTTGACCAACTGCACGAACCATTTGTAATGGAACATATGGGCAGTAGAAAAGACCTGAGTCATAAGGTGAAGAACCTTTATAACCAGCAACATAGAATTGTGAAGCAGCGACATTCGCACTATATGGGTCAACATATACCTTGAACTTGCCGTTAAGAACACCAGCGAAAGTATTACCAGTGTCATCAACATTCAAGTTAGTTGCAAGTGCAGGAGCGTAATCTAATACACCAGCCATTTGAAGCGCAGAAGCGACATCAGCAGAACAGATGATTAAGTTACCCTTACCTCTACGAGTCAACTGACCAATCGCATTAGCATCTCTTTCTAGTTGGTAAAGAAGTCCTTTGAACTTCTCAACTGACCAGCGACCATTTGAGTCTGTGTCAAGGTCGAAGATACCAGCAGTAGTAGTATTAACCTGAGCACCCGCCTTAGCGTGTGAATAGATTGTACGAACTACTTCACGGTTGATTTCAGCAAGAATTTCACTTGACAAGATGTTAGCAAGTTCAGTTTCAGCGTCTAAGCCGTGAATTGCCTTAAGGTCTTGTGCAAGTTCCATTGTGTACTCAGCTTTCAAAGCACGGGACTTTGCAGTTACCGTAACTTTGTCGATTGAGAATGCCATTTCAGCGAACTCATCAGAACCGTCACCTAAAGTTTCTGCTTGAGCAGTAGTCATTCCAGAACCAGTAGTATATGTACCAGCAGAAGGACTATCGTTCAATGTTGCAGGGTTAGAACCTGAATGAGCATCAGGTGAACCTGTGTTAGAAGCAGCATCTTCAGCCGAGAAGTCTGTGTCAGCTTCGTCAAATAATGCCTCAGTACCACCTTGAGTAGCATAGCGTGATTTCATTGCAAAGATAAGACCAGTAGGTCCTGTCATTGGTTGAACACCACAAATGTCATACGCAATTAGGTTAGGCATTGCACGGCGAACTAGTGAAATTAGAACTGGGTCCCAATTGTCAACAGAACTACCCGTTGCGTTAGCAGGTGCAGCCTCAGCCATAAAGGCTTGGTCTTCCCTGACTGCTTTTTCTTGGTTCTCAAGAATCACAGTTGTAACAGCACGCTTATAGCTATCACCGATTTTTGGTAAATCTGGATGCTCTAATACTGGCTGCCACTTTTCTTGTAAATTTTCAGTAAGATACATTTATCTCTCCTTGTTATTTATTTTATTGTTTTAACCACTCTTGACTATTTTTTCAAAGAGTCAAGATTTCTTGAAATAGCGGCCGTATATGCAGCCATAGCATCGGATGTACCAGCGTCAGCAGGTATATTCGCCGCCACAGAATCAACCTCATCAGTAGATGTTGCCTCTTCTATTTTTGTCTTAGGGAAGTAAGATTCTTTAATAGTTTCTAACTTCTCTGCGAACTTCTCAGCACTATCGAACTCAACATTCTCAGCCATAGAAGCAAACTTCTCCTTCTCAGTATCAGCTAAATCTTCTGATACAGAAACGACTAAACTTGCTCTTTGTAATTCATTAGCGTCTTTTGAAAGAACAACATTCTTTTCGATTTGTTCGTTCAACTTAGACTCTAATTCTTTAACTTGAGATGTTAAATCATCTAGTACATTGTATTTTTCTTCAGGAACATCAATATAATGTTCTTTGAAAAGTCCTTTAAGTCCAGTGATGAAATCTTCAGCGATTTCAGTACGAATACCTCTTTCAACTGCAAGTTCGTTCTCTTTCATCCACTCTTCCACAACATAGTTTAGATATGAATCGACTTTCTCGACCATAGCTTCTTTTACTGTTTCAGTTTCAGATGCAAGTTTTTCATCAAACTGAGCCTCAAGGATTTTCGTCTGTTCTTTAATTCTTGTCTTAACAGCAGCTTCAAAAATTGTCGCAGCCTTATCTTTAAATTCTTCAGATAAGTCAGCGTCAGATGAAACTAGTGCCTTGACATCATCAGATAAGTCAATTGAATCAACAGAATCTTCAGCGATTACTTCGTCCTCAGTTTCTACTTCTTCAGCCTTCGCAGATGGTTTGTTATCGTTTGGTAACGAACCGTCATTTGCGTTAGCATTAACTTGGTCTGAGTGCTTCTTAACCTTTTTCGTTGCGTCCGGGTTTGCATCTGTAGGTTTAACTACGGGTGCACCCAAATCTTCAGCGTCGTTTTTAAGGTGAGTTGGCTCAGCAGGAGAAGCATCTTTGTTAGCTGCGTTCTTTTGCTCTTCTAAGTCAACTTCTTTCTTAACTTCGGTTTCAGACATTCGGTCTCCTTTATTAAAAAATTAATTAATTTGTTAATTATAATTATTTATACAAATCACCAGTTCCACTTTACGCTTTCTGGATAATCTGCGTACTTTTTTACAGTTTTGAAATAAAATTCGCAAAAACTTGTGCCTTGACTTCCGCCAATTCATGCATTTTTGCTTTTTCTATTTCTTGTTTGTATTCTTCAACGGTTTTACTTTTCAGTACGCCATTGTCCCATACCCACTCTTTTCCTTCCATGATACCTTCTACGAAAGCATCAGGTGCTGACGGGTCTGCAACAATGTCAGCCGCCGTTGCGAGATAAAAGTCCTTACCAACAACCCCTCTTCCGTTTGATTGTTGAATCGAACCCATACCTCTTGAAGATACACCCAACTGTGCGCCTTCGTCAATTAGATTTTTGACGATTTTGCCGTAAGGAGTATCCATAATTTTAGCCTCACCGATGAAGTTTTTACCTTCTGGAGTTAGACTAGTTATCATATGAGAAACTCTTTCGAGATTAACTGTTGGCCCGTCAGGGTGTCCCAGTTCGCCGAAAGCTCTTTTCTTATTGATAAATTCGTTTGTATATCTTTTGACTTCTTTAGCCAAAGTGTCGACAGGATAAACACGACCGTTACGGTTCTTGATATCTGCCTGCATAAAGACACCTTTAATCTTATAGTCTTGACCGCCTTTTGCGTTGCCTTCTGTTAAGATTTCAATATCTTCAATAGTTTCTGTAATTAGTTTCATTTATCCACCTTTTCGTTATTATAGACTTTATCGACTATACCTTGTTTAATTTCATCTCTCTTGACATTATACTTCTCAGCAAACGCCTCTTTAAATGCCTCAGCCAAAGTTGCCTTTGACTTAGTT